TTCTTTCCATAAAATGGATTTAACTCACCTTCATATCCAGAATAACCTTCATATTCTTCATATAAAATTTCTGGCGGAGAATCAATATTAAATGCCTCATTTAATTTTTTGGTATTGAATTTAATAATCTTTTTCATTATGAATTAACTATTACATATTATTTATAGATGCTCTTAATACTTTCTGCCATTATCCTTACTACATAATATATACGGTCAAAAAGTATTTATAAATGCCTACCAAAAGGTCAGTAGATAATATTAAATCAAAATTACTACAACCTGCACTAACTTCTCATTATGAAGTTGAAATACCTCTTCCTCCTGGACTTCAGAACAATCCAGACTATTTGAGTGCAAATGGATTGCAACAATTTGCCGGAATTAAGCAAGAAGTTTTAAATTTGATGTGCAGTGAAACTTCATTGCCTGGATCTAATATTGGAACTATGGATATTACTAGTGACTATCATGGAGTCACTGTAAGACATGCAAATAGAAGAATTTATGATGATAGAATTGATATGACTTTTTATGTTGATGCTGAAAATTATTTACCGATTAGATATTTTGAAGTGTGGATGAAATATGTTGTGGGGGAAAGTATTACTGGTTCAGATCCAAAAAATCCTAGTGGTAGACCGGGTTCTGTATCTCCAAATTATTATTACCGATTAAATTACCCAGATCTTTATATTGCAAAACAAGGATTAAAAATTACAAAATTTGAAAGAGATTATAAAAATTTTTTACAATATGAATTTATTAATGCTTTTCCAATTTCTGTTTCTTCTATGCCAGTTTCTTATGATTCATCTTCTTTATTAAAATGTACAGTATCTTTTTCTTATATTAGATATATTTTATATCCATCTGGTATTGGTAGTGAACCTAAGCATCCGGACGAAGGATCATCTTCTTCAGCAACTGGTGATCCTTCAAGTCCAGCAAATCAAGCAGCCTTTAATAATGCACAGTTTGGAGTTGCTCCAGATAATTTAAATCTTCCTGGACTTGAGGGCACTGGTGCATTAAATACTGGAGGAGTCCCTCTGTCCGTTGCAAATGCATCTGGTAATACTGTGGGATCAATAACCCAACAAGATCTTAATTCTGCTCTTGCTGCGGAGAGAGCATTACTGAATCGATAATACCATCTAAATAATCACACCTGATTTTTTTATAGGACATTATGCCTTTACCTAAGATTGCTACACCAACATATGAACTTGAATTGCCTTCAACTGGAAAGACAATTCGTTATAGACCTTTCCTTGTAAAGGAAGAAAAACTTTTAGTAATTGCTTTAGAAAGTGAAGACAACAAGCAAATTACTAATGCTATTAAAGCAGTTATTAAAAATTGTATTTTAACGAAAGATGTTAAGGTAGAAACTTTACCGACATTTGATATTGAATATTTGTTCCTTAATATTCGTGGTAAATCTGTTGGTGAAGAAGTAGAAGTTAATATTATTTGCCCCGATGATAATGAAACAAATGCTACAGTAAGCATTAATTTAGATGATATCAAAGTTCAAAAGAATGAAGAACATACTAATAAAATTAAAGTAGATGATTCTATTATGATGGAGATGAAGTATCCATCATTAGAACAGTTTATTAAGACTAACTTTGATTTTAAAAATGAAAATGCAATGGATCAATCTTTTGATCTTATTGCATCTTGCATTGATAAAATTTACACTGAAGATGAAGTTTGGTCTACTTCGGATGTGACTAAAAAAGAACTTAATGAATTTTTAGATCAAATGAATTCTTCTCAGTTTAAGCAGATTGAAAAGTTCTTTGAAACAATGCCTAAACTTTCTCATAAAATTACAATTGTGAATCCAAAAACTCAGGTAGAAAGTGAGGTTGTGCTTGAAGGGTTAGCATCTTTTTTCGCGTAGGAATGGTCCATATGGACCTTGAAAACTATTTCAGACTTAATTTTGCTTTGATTCAGTACCATAAATATTCATTATGGGAAATTGAAAATATGATTCCTTGGGAAAGGGATATTTATGTTGCTCTTTTGGAGCAACATCTTGAAGAGGAAAGAACAAAACAACAAAGCTCACAATTCTGAGATAGAGCAAAATGGCGGTAAATCAACAAAAATTGATGGGTAGGACAACAACTGTCCAAGCAGCCAATGTTGCTCCCCAACAACAACTTGTTGCTTCTCCTGCTGATACTGCACTTCTTAAGGACATATCAAAGTCTCTTACAAATATTATCCAACTTCTTTCGAACCAAAATGTTCAGACAAAGAAAGATGTTGAACAAACTAGAAAAAATCAAGAAAGAACTAGACGAAAGGGAATAGAATTAGGACTAGAAAGATCTTTTGCAACAGTTAAGAATGTTGCAAGTGCAGTTGTTGCCCCAGTTAAAAGTATATTAGATCAAATTATACAGTTTTTTGTAACTATATTTCTTGGTAGAGCCCTTATATTATTATTAAATTGGTTTGCTGACGAAAATAATAGAGGAAAGATCCGCTCTATTATGCGGTTCTTGAGTGATTGGTGGCCATCTCTTGTTGCTGGTTATATTTTATTTGGTACTGGTTTTGGTAGGATAGTTAGAAAAGTTGCTGGTATTGCAGTAGGTGTTACTGCAAGACTGGTTGTTGTTGCTGCAAGATTAACTAAGGCAATATTAACTGGACAGATACTAAAGAGAAAAGGTATTGCTTCAGTATTTGCTGGTGGTGGAAAACTTGGTGGAGTAAAGGGATTCCTTCTTAAGGGTGCGATTGCTGCTGGAGCAACAGTAGCAACTGGAATTGCGGTTGATAAGATGATGGGTGGTGGAAATGCACCACAGGTTGATGTTCCAGAAGCACCAGCAGTTCCTGCTCTTGGCGCATATACTGGTGGATTTGCAAGCATAAAAGATCTATTTTCTTCAGCAACATCGGGTATTGGTTCTAAGATAAACCCATTCACATCATTCTTTGGATCTGGTGGTCTTGCAAGTTTGATGCAAGGAATGAGTGGTGTTGTTTCTGGTCAGAAGGGAATTGATAGAGTCCCTGCGATGCTTACTGATGGTGAGTTTGTAATGTCTCGCGGAGCAGTTCAAAAATTTGGAGTGAATGCTCTTGAAGCGATGAACGCTGCTGGTGGCGGAACAAATCAACCAAAAATTATTCGTGGTATTCCTCACGCTGCTGGTGGTGGATTAATTGGTGGTGTTGATGAATTGCGCCAGAAGTATGATGCAAAACACGGTGCTGGTGCATATGATAGGGAAAGTGCTAGAAAAAAAGCAATGTATGCACAGCAGGATGCTGCTGAAGAAGCAAAGAAAAAAAGAGGACCTGTTTATGTCCAAAGTGATTATGTTAGACAATTAAAAGAAAGAGCACGAACTCAAGGAAATACAAACTACACATCAGTAAATGGAATTAGAATACCTGGTTTTAAATTTGATCCTAAATCAACATCTATTTCTGCTGATAATATAGCAAAAAGTGTTTCCTCAACTGCTCAAGGTCTTGTTAGTTCTATCAGCGCATCAACTAGAGTGGGTAGTGGCGGATTAACTGCAGAACAACAAAGAAGAATTAACGCAGATAATGCGCAAAGAAACTCCATAATGCAACAAAGACAGCAAGGGAGGGATGCTTCAAAACAGGCAAGAGCAGAATATTTAAAAGTTATAAAAGATATGTCTCATCCAGATTATGATAAAGCTTGGAATGATCCAAATTATATGAAGAATTTGAAGCAGAAGTATATGTCGCAAGCGACCTCTACAGCGCCGACATCTAAACCTGTAACAGGTTCTAAACCTGGAATAAGATATACTCCATATCAATCTAAATTTGCAGGTGCTCGTGATGCTGCACTTGCAAAAGCAAGATCTATGGGTGGTAGTTCTGCATTTAAATCTCAGGATTATTATAAAGCAAATACTGCTGCAAGAGAAAAGCAATTGAGTGGTCTCACTTCTCAGCAGAGATTGAATGCATTAAGTCTTGAAGGAAAGGGAAGGGGTGGATCTAAAGGAAGAAAATTTGATGCTCAGTCAAAAGCGCAATCAGCAGAAACTGCAAGTCGTGGTGGTATGATGGGGCAACTTGGAAGATCTTTCACAAAGATGTTTGGCAGTGAAAAGGATAAAGCAAGAGTAGCAGCACAGGATAAAGCATCAGATGCAAGAGTGAAACAAGCAGGTGCTGCTTCTATTGGTCGTTATTATTCTTCATCTGATGGAAAG